AGACCGGGGTTTTCGTAGGTGAGCCGGAGAAATGGCACCGCCAGGTCTTCTGGCGGCGAGTCCCAGTCGAAAGGCTTGACGTAATGGACTTTCACCCACCAGCTCCAGTTCGAGAAGCATGAGCCCAGGACGCTTGCAGCGAAGTCGGCTGCGTTGACTTGCTTACCGTTGACAGTGATTATTTTCATTAGACGTTTCCTTTCATGTTCATCGCGGTCAGCCAGAATCGAACTGTTGCTTTCAACAGGTGCCTCCGGCGAGACATTCGCTTTTTGTTTGAGTTGATAAAAGACTGGCTCAGCTCTTTGGCTTCCTGGAATTGCTTGGCGGCAATCATCTGCTCGATTTTCTTCCTAGTTGCCATTTCGTGGCCTGAGTAACCTTTGAGCACGACCATAAGGCCTCCTACATCGCAATATCGCGGGTCTCGCCTCGAACCAGGTCCGACTCGTGCCGAATTCGACACTCGTAAGCCGAACCAACTGGGTAACGGTCGTTTCTGGGCTTGCTCACTGGCACACCGCAGATCAAAGCACCGCAGTAGCTGGAGTCAGCCACCGTGCCGACAACGTATTTGCGAACGATGGTTCCGTCATAGGCTCGCTTGTCGAAGTTCCAGCGGCGTTCTTCACGCTCTTCGACGCGGCAGTTTTCCATTTTCACCCAGCCGTAGGGTTCCATGATGTGCATGTGGGTCATATTCGTTCTCCTTGTTTGAAATCGTGTGGCTTTGGCTTGCTCTATTCGCTGAACTTCTCAATCAGCCGCTTGAGCTGGCGGATTTGCTTGCGGGCTTCAGCCCGCTCTTCACGGTCGTCGGACTCCAGCATTTCGCTCTGGCAGGTTCCACCCTCGAGGAACAAGCCGAGTACGTGCCTGGCCTCTGCGACCACTGCCGCGTCAGTCATGAGCTCAACGGTTGTTCGGTCGTCGTAGCATACGTTTTCAAGCGTGTAGGAAAGCTCGGTGATTTTGTTGGCCGCTTGAATTAGCTGTGCTGATGCCATTTCGAATCTCCTTGTGTGCGTGATAGGTCGTTGGCTATCAAATGTATCGACCGAGATTTGTCTTTACAATATGCGTCTGGCTATATTCCAGAAAAAGTTTTGGGATTTTTACCAGCCTCGGCAATCGTCTTCTCGGCTCTTGATGGTCTTGGCGTATTTCTTGGCAGATGCCAGGCTCTTGAACTGCTCGCCAATCTCAGAATCGGTCATCGTCTCGACAATCCAGGAGCCGCCAGCCGAGTAGTTTTCGTAGCACCAACCCTTGATACGAGCGACCAGCTCCTGTTTTTTCACCTGGGCCATGATTTGCCGCAGGGCCTTGACCTTGGTATCTAGGCCAGACCCGAGCACAGTCACCTCATCGCCCTTCACCTGGCCCCAAGACCAGCCGCCAGCCCGCAACGCGGTGATGTATTCGTCGTGTCCGATGCTGACCGTCTCGGACTCTCCTGCGTACCAATCGGAGACACTAATTTTCTGCTTGTTCATCGCAAAACTCCTTAAAAGAAAGTGGGACAGGCGGGACCGTCCCGTTAGTCAAGACCCTCCATCGCCCATCCATTATTCTGTGGGTGGGTGTCACAGTCGGGTTCTATTTCAACCGCCTTCAGGCAGGCGTACTGCTTGCCCGTTTTCACGTCGTATTCGACGGTCTCCACGACCATGTCTTCCCAGGTGTACCCGAGGCCAATCAGTCCCATTCCAGGCTGAACAGGAAGCGGCCAAACCACTTCCAAATACCAAGCCTCGCCCTCGCCATTCCAAGTAACTTCAACACCAAATTGGATGTGAAACATAAATCCTCCCGGTAAGAGTTGGGGTTGCCTCAAGGGCCCCCGCAGATGGCCAGTTGGCGGTCACTTGGATTCAATCCGACCTTCAATGAGAGCTACGCCGAGAAGCGAAGTTGAGCAGTAGTCTGGCTCTGGAACGTCGCTTTCTTGGTAGTACCACCTCATGCCACGCTGCCAAGCAATGTGGCAATACCTTTTGGAGTAGCCGTTTGCCCGCAAGCAAGCAGCTGCCTTTCTTGCCGCTCTCTTTGGATTTGACTCGCACTCCTCGGCAGTCATACCAATGGCTGCGGCTACGTTCGCGGTAATCGGGTCTTGCAGTTTCATGTTCGTCTCCTGGTGGTGGTTGGTGTCCTGGAAAGGCCCCCGAAGGGGGCCGGCGTCTATCTCTTTCGCTTACTGGTTGACTTGGTACAGGTCTTTGACTTGATACCACCCAAGTAAACCGTCCCTGCCAGTGACCCTAACCAGAGTTGACGGTTCAATCTCAAACGGCTGGCCTTCACGATCTAATCGCGGGTTCATGAATCCCCGAATCTTCACCACCTCATGATGCCTGCTGGTCTTGGCAACAACCTCGTCACCTTCACCGACTTCCACGCCAGACTCATCCAGAATCGGCTTGAGCGACCCGATAATCTCCCGTCCCGCGTTGATGGCCGCGTCGGCCTGTCGTGTGCCGATTGAGCCGTTTGCCCCCTTCAGTCCGAGGTACTGGGCTATCGTGCTCGCCCCTTCCCCTTCAACGTCGCAGAGGTGTGCAGCCTCAACACAATTAGAAAGCCCGTACTTTGCAATCGCCGCTTTGGTCGTCGTCTTCAGATTCATCGTCCGTCTCCTTGTGAGTGATAGCCAACAGGCTATCCACTATATCGGACTAGTTTTGTAAAGACAATAGGCTTTTGAGTATATTTTTTGAGAAGGGAAAAGCTCAGAAAAGCACGTAAAGATTGCATTTACCGCTCTGGCGGGTGGTGTTGTTGGTGAGAAAATTGGCCAAAAACTGACTGTTCAGCTGTTCAGAATCGGATTGTGAACACTCATTTGTCAGGCCGCATCGTTTCGGGATAAGTTTTTGCCGTGTTTTTGGGGCTTTTTCCGTCTGACATTTGTTGGTCCACTGTTAGTTCAGTGCCGTTCATTGAACGACAGCGGCGGACGAAATTGATTTCGGTATTTCCTCCGGCGCAGCAAAAATGCCTGCGTTTTCGCGGGTCAAATCGACTGAGCGCCGGACGAAATTAATTTCCTCCGGCGCACTAGATGACTGGCGACCAGGCGATCCGCTGGTAACATGTGCGCGGAGGTGCCAATGAAAGAGTTCGAAGGCTATGACCGACTTGACGAGGACGACCCGCCGCTCTGCCTGAGCTGCGGCCAGGCTATGGATTGGGACGGCCCCCCCGTCTCGCAATTGAGCGTGTGCCAGTCATGCTGGAGCGCCATCGGAGCAGCTGGCCGAATTTGGCTTCAGTTGGCTGTCCTGTCGGTGGAGGATGGAGGCATCGGCCTGCGAGACCTGCTCGAGGAGTCTCGCCGAGAGCTCCGCACGACTCGCAGCATCTTAGACCCTGGCCCAAATTGATTTGTGGCTGACAGCCAAATGCCTATAATCTCGGCACCACAACCCCAGGTGCATCATGGCGCGTAAACCAAAAAGCTTGTTTTCGGTCGCCTCGTCGGCTGTTCGCAAGCAAGCCAGGCGAGACTTTCAGCGTTCGAGCCTGGGTAAAGCTTTGGCTGGGGCCAAGCGCGAAGCAAACGGCAGTCCCATGGGGCGAGCGCTCCGTCGCATCAATCGCCAGGTCCGGGGAGTTCCGATGAGCGGGCTCAACCGCGATATTGAGCGGTACGGTCTCCATGGCTACGCAATGCAGGCCGTCAATGCCCTACTGGGTGCATTTGGTCCATTTGGGCGAGCAATCGCACAGCGGCTGTCCAGGAAGCGTCCCAGCGACCAGCTCGAAGCGGCTGCGGACCTTCTCCGCTCCTACGGCATGGAGATCCTGCACAGCGACACCCGCAACCCAGGCTACGGGCGCGGCGAAATGGCGGCTCGCCAGCTGCTCGAGCAGGCCGGCTACCGAATCAGCCCCCAAGGCGACCTCGAGCGGGATGAGCCGGTTACCGAGCGCCGCTCCGCTTCAGTTCCTGCCGGCAACGTGCAGGTCGAACAGGAGAACGACCAGGAAGAGCAGATGCCGGAGGTGTCTCCGCTCATTCGGACACCGGGCAGCTCCAACGTCTACAGCTTTCAATACAACTACAAGACCAGCACCCTTTACGTGCGATACCAGGCTCACCGAGTCAACCGTGACGCTGTCGAGCTCAAGAGCACTCACGGCCTGGGCCGCGTCAAGGGATCGCTGGGACGCACGGTCGGCGGCAAAACCGGTGGTCCTGGCCCGATGTACGCTTATTTCGACGTCCCTGTTCGAGTGTTCGAGCGAATCATCCGCCACCAGTCGGCCGGTGGAGCTGTCTGGGACGACCTTCGAATTCGAGGCACAGCCTACGGGCACCAATACGCCTACTCCCTGGTCGATGCTCAGGAGATTGAGACAAAGGAAGGCAGCGGCTACTATGTGCCGCGCAAGATCACGTCGTCCGGGTATAGGCAAAGGTCTTTCGCTCCAGGCAGTGGCGCTGGCCGAGGCTACGCTCTGAGCAGTCTTCCACGAGAAGACCGCGATTTTCGCGGGCGACCTGATGCACCAAACCGTGGCCGAGCATTCAACGCCAAGCCGTTTCGAGGAAGGGGACAGTAATGCACGTAGAGAACCTGCGAATTGGAACCTGGGTGCGGATTGAAGGGCTGAAACCGTACCGGTTCAACCTTCCTGATGAATCGTATCTCTGGTCGAGCCAAGTCGAGACTGCCAAGCGATGGCTGCAACAGATCGGTGGGATGCCGCTCCAGGTCGTTGCCTGCCAGTTCCCGTTCCTTCTGGCTAACGCTAAAGGGATTGGAACCGTCATGCTCGACTTGCGGTTTGTCACGGTCGGCAAGTGCGATCAAAAGTTTCGCGACGTGGTCGCTCGCATTCAAGCGAAGGCACCGAGTCCTGTAGTCCTAGGAAACAAGCAGCCTGGCGCACAGTGCAGCTGCGGGCAATGCAATAACGACGATGACGACGACCAAGAGTGGGAAGCCGTAGACGGTTAGCAACACCGCATGCAGCTTGGGAAGAAGCGGGCATGCCCTGGCGACAGTTTCATGGATTCGAAAAGCCGTGTCATGCAGCGGATGAATGGCCGCAGCAGCAAATACCCATTGTCCGCGCAGACCGTCCCTCTCGAGGTGGCACTGCGCAACAAGCTGGACCCGGCGCAGGCGTGGCCTGGTGCTCCGCCCAACTTCGGCCTGGAGGACATGCCGCATATCTTCTCGTTCGTGGGCAGATACGGCATGGTCGCCAATGCCTACATGCATGCGGACGAGGCACTGCTGCACTCGAGCCAAAACGCCGAGATCATGCGGAACGAGCCGATGATCATGGAATGCATCGAAGCGCGAATGCGATGCGTAAGCCTGCTCAATTGGCACATCCAGCCGGTGGACAACGATTACCTCCGCGATGCGCTTGACCGTGCAGACAGCCAGGAGACAGCTCAGAGCATTCGCAACGCGCTGAGCAAGCCGAAGAGTGATGCTGAGTTCATCGCAGACAAGCTGACGTCGATTCTTCGGCACACGCCACAGTTCATGAAATTTCGTTATGCCTTGATGGACGCGATCTGGTATGGCAAGTACGCCACAGTCCAGACCATGGGCACTCGAGTGATCGGCGGCAAGCGGCGAGTCTTCGTCCGCAAATGGGAGCCCAGGCACGGCGACAAACTGGTCTTTCGCTACTCTGATGGCGACTTCGAGCACGACCCAGACCAGGTCGGCATTCGCATCGGTCCTGCGGTCAGTCGATTTGACGACGGGTGGGTGGATTACGCCGGCTTCGAGCGCAACCGAGTTGACCCAACTCAGCACGGCCTGGTTTACTGGTTCGACGGCCAACAAAGAAAGCGGATGTGCGTTCACAAGCACATCATCGAAGACGCCGATTTTATGCGGCCCGAGAAAGCCGGGTCGATCAACGGTGTCGGCATCCGCTCACGCATCTACTGGACGTGGTGGGCGTACCAGGAATCGCTCAAACTGCTCATGGAATACATCGAGCGAAGCGCCCTGGGTATCGAAATCTGGAAGTACCCCGCCCACGATCCAAAGGCCAAAGAACGCACGGAAGCAGCAGCGAAAGAGCGGGGAAGCCCTGGTCGGTCATGCGTCCTGGTCCCGGTTCCCACCGGTGAGTATGGCGACATGTATGGAGTCGAGATTGTCGAGCCAGGCCTCGGCGGCATCGGTGAATTGCAGAATGTGCTCCAGACCTTTTTTGGGCACAAAATCAAGCGTTACATTTTAGGCCAGACGCTGACCAGCGAAGCCGACGCGACAGGCTTGGGCTCGGGCGTAGCAGATGCTCACCTTGCCACGTTCCACGACATTGTGAGATTTGACGGCTTGAATTTGGAGGAAACGCTGACGACCGATTTGGTTCGGCCGCTACAGCTGTGGAATTTCCCAGGCTCCGATGATATTTACCTGCGGTTCGTGATTGATACCGAAAGCCCTGACGCGCAGGAGCGAATCGCCGGTTATCAGGCAGCATGGGCGATGGGCCTGAAGATCCGCACCGAGGACATGTACGACGCTTTGGGGGCGGCTCCGCCTTCGGAAGGCGAAGAGTTCCTGGACAATCCTGGTTTGGACTCGGCTCGCCTCGGCAACAAGGCTCAGCAGCTCCAGATGGAGCAAATGCAGATGCAAATGCAAATGCAGCAGGCTCAGCCTCAGCAGGTCATGATGGCTCCGTTCCCGCAGGGCCAGGAGGGAGTTCCTGGCGATGGCGACATGGACGGCCTGGCCAGCGACGACCAGAACCAACTGTTCACAGACGAGCGGTCTCCATTCTTCCAGAGCCAGGCCGACGTCGAGCGGTATGCTGCCGACGATGCCGGCACAGGCTCCGACGACAGGGGCAATGGAGACGTTGAGTACCGAGTGTTCGACCAGGGCAACATCCGCCCCGCGCTTGGCAACCCGACCAAGTCACGCTACGCCTACGGAGAGGGCGACTTTGCGGACGTCCCGACGACCAGCGGCATTACGGTGAACGGATCACAGCCCTCTCCTGCCCCGATGCAACCGCTACCCAAGGCGATTCAGACGAAGAAAGAAAAGAAACCGTCTCGAGCAGAAAAAGAGTCAAACTGGGAAAAGCCTCACAGCCAGGCGATCAACCCGCACTTTAAGAATTGGTCCGAAGCACAGGTGCAAGCAGTTGCCCGGCCGATTGCTGGCGACGATGCGATTGACCGGCACACTGTTGGCATTTTCAAAGGGGAAGAGCCGTTCTCGGTTGTTCACCCGGAAGATCCCTCCCAGCCACCTCGAGCGATTCACGTTGCCAGGGCACTCGATGATCGAAGCCTCAAGAGAGGCGGGAAGCTGGATGTGAAAAACGAGAGCCACCGAGCAATGCTGGCCCAGGACATGGCGTCTGAAGTCGCGCACTACGCTCAAGACAAGGGCGTGACTGGGTGGTACGACAAGTCAATCGAAAAGATGATGCACTGGCTCAACCGGTTGTATCCTGGTCGATTTGAGAACAACCCGCACGAAGCCGCTCTGTTCAAGCTTGCCGTCGCGGTCCACTCCAGCGCGACAGAAGTTTCAAACAACTTGATGGAAGCGATCAAGCAGTTTGACTTCTACGCAAAGAACGGTCACTTCGACCCGACGCCAAACGGCAAGGGGAAGACGCTCAAGAACCAGGCCAACGCTCGCCAGCAGATCAACGCCATGATGGACAGGTTCCAGTGGCACACGTCTGGCGGCAAAGAGGACATGATTCAATTCCTGGAATCCGAAATGGAAAACCGGGAGTTGCTGGCAAGAACCAAGAGCCTTGACATGCCCAAGAAGGTCAGCGGACTTCGGATGGGCACCAAGGTTTACGGGGCGCAGTTCTTCGGCCCGAAAATCGGAGCCTTTTACAACAACCTCCACGGGAATTACAACCCGGTTACCGTGGACATGTGGTTCATGCGGTCCCTTGGGCGACTGCGAGGTTCGCTGACCCAGCACTCCGTCAACGCCATTCGAGGCCAGGCTGTTCGGGTTCACAACGAACTGCTGAATATCCGGCAAGGTGATGCTCGATTGCACGGGCATGACAAAAAAGAGCTGCTGCGGCAATGCAAGCAGATTTTCAAGACAGGCCGGCTGGAAGGCTCAGAATCTCTGATGGATTGGGCCGACAAGCGACATAAGTTGTTTGCCACCAGCACCGCGCCGGGACGTGCTAGCTACGCGGATGTTAACGAGCTCAACCGCGCAGCGAAGGGCCTGGACGAGTCCTTCTACAAGCAAAATCTGGCACCGAGCGGTGCAGAGTGGGATGCAATCCCTGAAATCGTCAGGCAAGCCCAAGATCTGCTGCAAAAACAGGGAATTCACATTTCAAACGCTGAGTTTCAAGCAGCGTTATGGTATTATGAAAAAGGCCTTTGGGAGCGACTCGGTTACGATTCGTCATCGGAAGACGAAGAAGGTGAAGAGCTGAAGTCTCGCAAGTCGAAGAAGAAAAAGGCAGATGAGCCTCGCAAGAAAAAGCGGGCTACCGAGCAAGTGGACTTTGGGTCTGCGGCGGAAGAGATTTACCATCGATTGAAAGCAGAGGGGAGGCAAGTTCTATGATTCACGGCATGACCCACGAAGAGTACGAAGACCTGCTGCATCTGGAGCCCGAGAAGGTGCACGAATCCCTGATGAGCGCGATCGATCACTTCATCGCAACCAACACCGACGAAAAGCGTCGGCAATTCTGGGAAGAAAAGGCAAAGCGCGAAATGGCCATGAAGGCCAGGAGCGCTGCAATTCAAGCTGAGATCGAAGAAGCGCTCGCCGAGCGATACAGCCAGCCTTTCGGGCAACTACCGGTTTTCGGCACCTAGCCCATCGCTTCAGATAATCAGGATCGACCGAGGTTTATTTCCCCTGTCTCTGTATAGGCAACTGAATATGCCTCGGCGACTGATTATCTGTCCGGTGTGCGGCACAGAGAAGGTGACCAGCAGTCAAACTTGCAGTCGGAAGTGCAGTCGGGTATTGTTCGTGCGCAATCGCAACGACCCGACGCCTGAACAGATCCGAGAATTGTGCCAACAGATTCAGGAAACGTGGACCGAGGTCCAGCGAGAGAGCCGCCGAGTTGGTCCCAAATATGAAGTCAACTACACCGCGAAAATCAGAAGCGGTTTGTTTGCTGTTCCGGGGGTCAGCGGCTGGCGCAAGTCGATGAACCCTGGTTATGAGGATTGAGCCGTGCATGGCAGCAGCTGTTTTGGTCGCCCTGTTGTTGATCGGTTCATGCATGACCTGTTCGGCGAGGAAGGCAAGCATGCGGAAGGCAATTTCCCGAAGCTTGTCATTCTGGGACGAACAAAGCACGTCACGAAGTGCCAGAACTGCGGTCGGGAAGGCCTGAAAAACACAGTAGTCTGCGCCAAGCTGGGCGACGACGGGCATCCGACCAAGGAATACTTCTACTTCGGCACCGACTGTGCGTCGAAGATTGCCGGCCGAAAGCAAGAGGACGTTGATGCCGAGGCCGATGAGCAGGAGGCAAAGGGTCGGCCTCGAGTGCCCAAGCCGAAAGCAGTCAAGCCGAACGAAGGGCAGCAGGAGCTCGCCCTGCGATTCCAGGCGGCGATAACCGCAGCGTTTGTCGAGCGGTTTTCCGCTGAGCAGGCTTCGAATGAGCAGCCTGCCGCGCCCAAATACGACTTCAGCCGAGCGATTCTCAACGGGATGAGTCGCAAGCTGAAATCTCAAGGCTTTGACGTTCGCGGGTCTGACGACGTCAAGCAGCTGTTGGGGCGTGGTCACGTCTTCAAGGACGGCGAGTTTACTCACGACGCCTGGAAGAATGCGTATCACGCCGCAGCTGGCTCCGTTGATAAGCGGAAGCAGACGAAGCAGAACCAGGCCGACGTTCGCAAGTTGATGCCGAACGTGAACTGGGAGGTCGTCAACAGCCTCAAGCCGACGCACAACCACCGTGTTGCCGGCTACATTCACCCCAAGGGACATTTGCTGGACCTGAGCGGTGGAGACCCGACCGGCCGCACCCGTGGCGAAGACCATCGAATCGTTGGTGGCTACGAAGCAATTGAAGAGCTCGGCGCTCACCACGGCTGGATTCGCTACATGCCGGAAGCAGGCGCTCTCGAGCTTCGGAAACAGCCAACCCCGGCGCAGGTCCGACAGATTCAGCGTTTGATCAACATCCACAACGGTGAAATCTATCTCGACCTGCACGACGGCATCGGCGAGAGGAATTCGCCCGAGGATTACGAGCGAAGCGATCAGTTTTACAGACAGCCTCGCCGCAAGTGGAGCGGGGAATTTCGTCCTGGTGCGAAGGCTTCGAGAATTCTCAACGCCATCAAGCAGTTCTACGCCGGCCAGGAGCCGCCTCGCACGATCCGTGACCAGTTCTCGAGAAAAGCATTGGTCGAGCGATACGCATCAAGCGAGCAGGACGGCGATAGGTTTTTCGAAGAGTCCGTTTTGCGGCAAGCAAAAAACCAACCCGCTAAAAGTCGGGAACGGGTCGTTTACATGCACCCGAATGAATTCCTGAAAATGGCCGAGGGGCTGCACAACGGTCCATCACAGGACAAGATTTCTGGCATCCATCAAGCAGTTAGCTCTGGCGTTCGACTGGACGCAATACCAGAACTGAAGTTTGACCATGACGGAAACGGCACCGCGACGGTAATCGGTCACGACGGCCGGCATCGGGCAATCTATTTGCGAGACAACCATGGGGTTACTCAGATCCCCGTCAGGCTCGTGTCTGTCGGTGGCCCTGGCGGTGCTATTCGGTGGGGTTCGCAGGAGCCAGGTTCATTTGATCGCATCAAGGGGCAGTGGCCGCAGGTGTTGAAGGGTGAGACGAACGGGCGGGTCCGGTTTCCTGTCGGTGACTTGCGAAGTCAATCCTCCCAGGCTGGCCTGGATGCTCACGAGCAGCAGCCGAACGACTTGTTTGGCAACCCGGTCAAGCCTGCGCCGGCAGCACCGGCCAAGTTCGACAGCAACAAAGGCAAGCAGCAGTCGCTCTTCGCCGGCCTAAACGCGAAGGAAGGGCAGATGAACCTCTTCGCAGACGACGGCGTACCTGACGACCTGGTTGCGAAGTCGCAAGAGCCAGACGGTCCCCCGCAGCAGCGGTCGTTGTTCTCAGCTGTGGCAGATGCCCTGGTCGAGCGATACGCGACTCGAAAGCTGCCAGACGCCTACAAGCCGAGCTGGTATCTCAAAAGCGCTCAGCTCCTGGCCCAGCGGATGCCCGAGCAGGCACCTGCCAGCCAGGTTCTCGCTCTGCTTCGCAATAACCAAATCAGCCCCGACGAGCTCGATTGGACTGGATTACAATCGCACCTCGAGAGCCTGGGCAACTCGCCAGTTCGCCGCGATGACATGCTGAAGCTTGCCAAGGGAATGCGGGTGAAGGAAAAGTGGCTGCACGGTCAGCAGACCAAATATCCAGACCAAGTTCTTCCGGCTGGCCAGCAATACAAAGAGCTCCTGCTCACGTTGCCGAAAGACAAGCAACCGATGCCGTTCAAGCATCAGCACTGGGGTTCCACGCCGAATGTGCTCGCCCATGCTCGCATGCATGGAATGATCGGTGCCGACGGGAAGCAGCACCTGCACATCGAAGAAATCCAATCAGACTGGCATCAAAAAGGCCGGCATGAAACCTACATCGGCCGCAACATGTTTCAGCCGGTGACTGAGCTGCCGCCGCACTACAAAGTCAGCCAGGAGCTCACGCTATCGTCGCATGCACTTGCATGGGATGCGAGAAAAGCTGAATACAATCGAGTTGTGGGTGCTCACCCAGACTTCGGCGACGAAAGCAAGGTATTGAAGCTTCCGAACGGCCAAGAACTACTGGACCTCGACCACCTGGTTTCCAGCGCTTTTTTTCAAAATCAAGTGCCAAACAAGCGCACTTTCGATGACTGGCTATCGCTGGTGCGAAATTACGTTCCAGACGCCTTCACGAACGTCTCGCTCGAGCCACAGCCTCGGTGGGTGGTTCAGGACACGTCAATTCCAGGAAAGCACACCATCGAGGGCAGTACGCGAGAAAAAGCAATTGCCGAAGCTTTGCGAATCCACAACGCCAGGGCGCTTGACCAGGTTAAGGCCAAGGGAGTCCCTGACGCGCCGTTCAAGAATAATTGGCGGTCGCTGATGATGAAGCGAATCTTGGATTTTGCCGCCAAGAACGGATACCACAGAGTGACTTGGACTCCTGGAGAGGAGCAGGCCGCGCGTTGGAATGAAGGATTCCATGCCAATAATTTTCATTACGAACCAAATGGAGGCCATTTTTACATCGAAGACTCGAGGGTTGCTGGAGGGGGCCTTAAAGTCGCGCAAGGGTTTGTTCGGAGAGACGGAACCTTGCAAATTGATTCCGAGTATTCGAGGTTTGCAAACATGCATCACCTTCACGGAAGGCATGTTGACAATCTCTTCGGGCAAGGATTTCACGGCCAGATCCAAGACGCAATCAACGGGCATGCTTTTCGTGGCAAGCACGAAAACGGAAATCACCACATCCCTCTGAAAATCAATCAACCATTTTTCATTGGTGGCGAAAAGAAGAAAAAACTTTACGATGAAATGCTGCCGAGCGACACCGCAAAAGTAATCAAGCCTCACGGTGGCGTTCTTAATCATTTCGAGTTGAACGTGCCGGAATACAGCGGAGAAAAACCTTCTTATACGAGAAAGCTCAAAGTGCAAGGCTTTGACATTACCCCGCAGATGCGTGAGTCGGTTATAGGCAAAGGGCAATCACTGTTCAGTGCTCGAGGCGACGACGACGTGTTTGTTGAACGACACCAGTCTCCGGCGCGGAACGAGCAGGGTTTCGCGTCGTTCCGCCTGGGAGCGGGCATGAAGCCAGCAGGCTCTTCAGAGTCGGCTGAGAACGGCGCTGAGAAGAGCCGGAAGATCGCGGATGTTATTCGAACCGCTCTGAGCAAGGTTGTGCGCAAGCCCAAATCAGAGGAGGAGAAAAAGGAATCGTTCGGCATCGGCCGGCGAGTTGCTGATGTGCTCACTGAGCGTTATTCAACTCCGTACACGCTCCGCAGCGCAAAGCTAATTCGAGAAAAGATCCCAGACAATGTACCAGCCAACCAAGCGTTGGCTACTCTCCGCAACAACCAGATCAGTCCAGATGAAATGCAATGGACGGGACTGGAAGAATACTTGACTACGCTGGGTGACAGCAGGATATCGAAGAAACACATTCTCAAGATGCTGGACAGCGTTCGGCTTGGAGAGACGATCCGGTCGGAGAATGCCAGCTCGAGTGAAAACTGGGATCATGTCGGTGGTGGACCGAAATATGCCGCCTATTCCACTCCGTTTGGATATCAGAAAAACTACCGGGAAATGTTGCTTCAATGGCGAAACCCTCGCACGCAACTCACCAGTCCTTACTCTGAGCCGGGATATAAAAGCAGCCACTTCCCAGAGCATAATGTGCTTGCGCATGTCCGTTTAACAGACCGCATGACGGCACATCATGACTCGAGAGAGCTGCACAGAAAAATTATTGCTGGGCAGAATCTCACTCCAGAAGAGTCGGAATCGTATCGAGCCCACACTGGATTTGGTGCTCGAGAGCCAAATGCTGCGGTTCGCCCAAAAGCAACGTTGCACATTGAGGAGTTGCAAAGCGACTGGCACAACGAGGGCAGGAAGCACGGGTACAAGTCAAAGGCAGAGGAGCGGAACCTTTATGATCTCGACCAATTAGTAAGAGATGCGTTTGCCAAACGCTCAATGGTTGATGATTCACCAATCGACCCGGAGCTGACCTGGAAGCTCTACAAAAGTTCCACGGCAAATTACGATGGTGCTCCAGAAGGTCCGATGGCAAAGACGTACCATAATGCCGTGATTCGGAGGATGATTCACTATGCCGTCAATAACGGCTATGACCGAGTGACTTGGGCACCAGGGTGGGAGCATGGTCGGAGGTATCCTGGCGGAATGCACCATGTCAAGCACATTGATTACGCGCCGGCCGAAGCGATTCTTGAAGGCAGCAAGCTTTACGCAATGCCTGGATGGAACATTTGGGCGTATGACCATTCTGGACGAATGATTCCGCAAGACGACCTTGACAGGCTGGTAAATCGAAATTATCGGCTGAAGGGAGGTTTCACTCACCACGAAATTCGTTCGTTGTTCGGCGATGAAGTTGCCGGGTCAATTATTGGCGGTAAAGGACGAAATCTTCCCGGACAGGCTTACAAGCGAGTCCGTCCGACTCAGCCGCTTGCAATCGGACACGAGGCCGGGCTGAGGAAGCTGTACGACCACGAAATGCCGAAGCATGTCACGAAAATCATCAAGCCGTTTAACGGCCAGCTCCAGCAATTCCACATGTCTCACCGAGACGGGTATCCTGGTCGATTTGAGCACCGCAAGGGCGTTGGTGGTTACGATATCATCGACAAGGCGACCGGAAAGATTGCTTTAGACGGAATGGGGTCGCCGCATACAGGGTTGCCGCTGAAGCTTTCCAAGCAACTTGCTTGGTCTTATGACCGCGATTCGCAGTCTGCCCCAGTAATGGGTTTTGATATCACCCCGGAAATGAGGGAACACTTTAAGAAAGAGGGCCCGCAGCTGTTTTCCGTCGAGGTCTCGAACGACTGGAGCGGAGAGCGGTATTCGGCTGCGTGGAATGAGCCGCACGAGCATTTCCCGGACTGGCCGGATGCATCCTCGTTCCAGGAACAACCTGTTTCCAAGCGGCCGTCTATCAGCGACCGGATTGCCAAGCAGTTGCTGGGCAAACGATCCCAGGGTGTTTCGGTACGCGCAGCTGTTCTACCGGAACCGCTCAAGCGAAACTATCTCTCGTTTGTCGGCAAAAGCCTCGGAGCACAACACAAGCACGTCGAGAACCTCGGCAAACTTGTCCAGCGATACCGAGACCCGAGATACGAAACGCTTCGGGCTGTGTTTCTCAAAGGCAATAAGGTTGTTGGCGCGAACGCTGTCACCAGCCGGCATCCTTCAGCTGTTGCATACCAACCCAACATACACATCAGGGGCATTTACGAGGACGCTCACAGCCTTGGCGCTGACAGTGTCTGGATGGTTCACAACCACCCGACAGGCAACGCGTCACCAAGTCCGCAAGACCATGCTGCGACCGCAAAGATGCAGCAAATGTTTCAACAGTATAATCAGCAGGTCGCTGCTCACGGCTACACGCTCCAGCCGAAAATCGCTGGTCATTTGATTGTCAACCACGATCACTTTACCACTCACCAGCCAGGCGATCCGCATGGAACGCACCAAAGGCACGAATTGAAAAAGCCTGGGAAGCCGTTATTCAGAACCGTCAAGACTGACGGGAACGACCCGAAACAGAACCAGCTTGGGCTTCCGATCAACGGTCCAGGCCAAGTTGCAAATCTCGGCTGGAACATCCACAAGAACCCCAAGGCTGCGGTCGTTGCGCTCGCAGACGTCAGAGCCAACCTCCGAGCATTATTGGATGTAGACGCTAGTCACTTCACCAGCGACGACCCAAGCCACGGGATAAAGCTGATGGGTGCGCTTCGGCGGATGCACCGAAAGCTTGGAACAGCAGCGGCATTCCTGTACCTGCCCAAGGGCATGAAGCTGAACCACATCAACCCAGCGGTGCGGGAGCACGGCGCATTCCTGGATGTGATCCATCACAACGATCACTCGACTGTAGGAATGAGAATCGGCCAGAACAGTCACGACATGATGGACGTGTTTGAAAAGGCCAAGCACCCGATGTTGGCTGGCAAGCGTTCTCGGGATTTCTCTCGAGACCGTGGACCAGAAAAACCGGTTGCAAGTCAGTTTGCCGCCCATTGGGAAGCAAGCATCGAGCGATTTGCAGCTAAGCGACGAGCGAACGATCTCTGGAAATTCCGGTCGGTCGAAGAGCTCCAGTCCCTGCCAGAGTATTTGCCGGCCAGCCAGGCATTGGCGACACTTGTCAACAGAAATGTCAGCCCAGATGAACTGAAGTGGACTGGCCTCGAGCGGGCCCTGGCCAAGGCAGGAAACAATCCAGTCAGTCGCGACGAATTGATCAAGCTGGCATCGGCGTTTTCGATGACGGAGAAGATTGCGCCGGCTGGTCAGCTGAGCTCCATCGATTACTCGGACTACAACTACAAGAACGGCCAAAACCCGTTCGAGCTGCTTGTTGGTCTCCCGGCCGGATACCGCACCGCTGTTGGGGTGAAAACGCCAACGAAGGTTTCGCACCGGCACTGGCAACACGACAACGTGTTGGCGCACATGCGAGGCCAGGACATGGCTTCGGTGGACGGAAAAAAGCATCTGCACCTGGAAGAGCTTCAATCGGACTGGCACCAGGCTGGCAGGGACCATGGATACAGCGAAGAAAAGGTTCCAAGCGCCAAGCAGATTGCCGAATTCTTTAACCAAAACCGGGCAAAGTTCGACAACGACTACGCATTCCCCTACCCAGGATTTGCTTCGGAGCACACATGGGAGACGCTGTCACCTGCTTATCGAAGAGACGTGCGAAATTCGGTAGTCTCAGCAATGTCAGGCGACAGGATGCCAGCGGCACCATTTTCGAAGCATTGGCACATGATGCTGATGAAGCGAGCCATTAAGCTTGCCGCCGACCAGGGGCACGACCGGATCAGCTGGCCTGTCGGAAGCGAACACGCAAAGCGGTACAGCCTCACGCAGAAAATCCACTCGCTGGGATACGACCCAGAAGGCCAGGTTCTGCATTTACGGCAAATAACTCCTGCCGGCAACGCCTCGCCTTGGAGTTCGGTCGGTGAGACCGTCCCCCCGGACAGATTGCATAAGTACGTTGGACGTGGGGTTGCTGCAAACTTGCTTGCTGCTCCCAAGTTGATCACCGGGCCTGGCGGAAATGCCGTCCACCATTTGTCAGGAAAAGACCTGGAAATCGGTGGCGACGGCATGAAGTGGTACGACGTCGCGCTGGTCAACGACACCAACAAGCTGCTCAAGAAGATGGGCGGTGGTCGCGTTTACCAAACGCACGTCGATGCCGGCAGTGACGGCCACAAGCCGGTCCACACGTTCGACATTACTCCCGAAATGAAAGCCCACGTCTCGGGACAGGTCAGCCTGTTCAGCCTGGTCAGTGATGATGACCTCGAGCTCGAGCGATACGAAGGCGGAGAGGGCCCAGAGCGGTATTTCCTGAGCACCATCACCGGAGCAATGGACAGAACCGAGCAAGGCCTGAAAAACCTTTGGAACAAGGCTAACGACCGTCTCGGAGATACCAAGACCTGGAATCGCGTCCAAGACTTTGGAGACAAGCAGGCAGGTCGGATTGGTGGATTTGCCGAGCGAATCGACAAGGCTGGGCAACATTTGCATTCAAAGCTGGATGAGTGGGTCAGCCGGCCTGGGACGCTGCGAGGAAAGGCCACTGAGGCAATCGACAATACGGTCGGCAAGCTGATGGGCCAAAAGCCTGCCAAGACTCCATACGAGCCGATCTCGGGTGTGCAGCCTGGAACGCACATTTGGCTCAATGGACCGCACACGCTGAAACAAAGCGGTGGTATTCTCCCGCACATGACTCGAGGAAAGCTGGTTCGGGAAGAGAGCTCGACTCACGCCAGGGTGGACGTCAACGGGGTTCACGTCGTCTTGCCGAAACAGAACCTGTATTACGCCTTCGACCCGAACAGGGCGAAATCGACTCCCGATGCCTCTCAACAGCAGGCACAACAAGCCGAACCTGCCGCTGGGCAGGCAAGCGCCACAATCCCCGGACGGCCCGAGCCAAGCAAGGCTAAATTTACAAACCCGGAGCAGAGGCATCCGCACGAGATTCTTCCCGGAGACCTGATCCACCAGAAAAACCCTAAGACGGGCGAGTGGGTCCACTATCAGGTTGACCGTGTGAACAAGCCGAAGAACACGGAGCCCGGCCGAGAGCACGAGATCAACGCGTTTGACGTCACTCAGGTCGAATACGACCCAGAGTCGCCGAACAACGTCCGACGAACCGAAACTCGGGCGAGCATTCGAGCTTCAAAACGAAACGAGCTCGGGCACAAAGAGTTCCTAAAGTTCGCTTCATCAACCCTGAAGCCATCTGCAATGAAAATGCAGAAGGACCAGCCTGCGCCGGAGAAAAAGCCGGAGCCTGCACAGCCGGAAGCTGAGCCGAAGGCGAGTGAATCCTGGACTCCGGCGAGTTTTGCGGCAGCGCTTGCTGCTAACAAGGTGCCGCCAACACCGGAAAACCAACAGTATCGACTCAACAATGGACCGGCAATCGAGGAAGAGCTGAGGAAAATACCAAAGCCGGCTCAGCCAGGCCAAAAGCCTGCGAGGACTTGGACGCCGTCAAGTTTCGCGGAAGCGATGGTTGCAGGCAAAATAGACACAAGGACTCTCAGCGGAAAAGCCCTGAAGTTCTACCAGGACAACTTTGACGTAATCCAACGTGAGGTGACCTACGGGATTTTAGATTCGGTAAAACAAAAGTACCAACCGACGCCCGAGCAGCTTAACGCGCAGATGCAAGCGCATCGAAACAAGGATGAAGCGTGGCCTGCCATTCACGAGTTGCCCCGTAACCAGTTTGTCAATGCTGGGAATGTTGGCCATGGTGGCGTGTTTGCCTTGGACAAGAAAACTGGCAAGGGTGTCCTGCTCTACAACGGCCAAAAACATGAGTTGACCGACCAGGAATTCAAGGATGGGCAAGTCGTCGCGAAGCCGAGTAAGATCCGCGCACGAATTCATCAGCAAGAAGCGGAGAAGCAATTCCTCGCTGCTGGCCAGGAAGGACTGCCGGAACATGCGAGAGACACATACGAGCAGCAAATCCAAGGGGCCTGGGCCAGCAGGAGAAAGGCTGCTCAAGGCCAAGTCGGCTCAAGCCAAGGCCAGGCAGAGGCGGCTCCGCCAGTCATGACCAGCTACGAGCGGCGCGGTCCAGCATCAATTGGCATTCAACCAGAACCAACTCCATCGCCCGAGGCACCAGAGCCACAGGATAACGCATTTGATCCCAACGACCCGGCAAATGACCCGTTCAGCCCTGGCTACGTTCCTCCGGCTGAATCCCAGCAAAGCTTGCAGGGCCCTGCCCGTTCGATCCAGGTCGATGCCGGCGTTCGAAACGCGCTGAACGAAGCCGCTATGAACACCCGTGGGAACAGGCATGCCATGGAGCATGCAATCCACGACTTTTTCCCTGGCGGCAGTCCTCAGCTGATCCAGCTTCTGAAAAACCACATCACCCAGCATTTCGCTGAAGACTTTGAAACTCTACGCCAGTTGCAGGATCGCCAGAAAGCGATCTTGCGTTCTCTGCCCAAGGGGAACACGGCAGAAGGCAGGAAGTTACTGAGCATGGTTCGCGCCGGCACCGACCTGGCAAGCCTTCAAAAGTATCTTCCAGGGTATGACACATTGGCCGACGAGCTTCAGCAAAAATTCCCTACATATTTCGGGGGTGATGATCGAGACGAAAAGGTCAAAGACTTCATTTTCAACAAAGGCCTGAAGCGAAAGTCCTCTGACAGGATGGTCGAAGAATTCTGGTCGGCAATGCCGCCAGACTACACCGAGGCAATTCAGCACATGTTTGAAAATCCCGGGGACTTCCAGGTCATCGATTTGCCTGACGTGTCTGGCGAAAAGAACCGGGAAGAGGATCGTAGTTGGCAGGAAACAGTGCCATTCTCTGTGACTGCCGACAACGCTCTTGTCGAGCGTTTTTCGTCTGCTTGGCATTCTGGAGCACCTTGCCGTGGCAAAAGCAAAACCAACAGAAGCCCATCGACTTTTGAAAGAGGCCGAATCGAGGCCGCGATACGAAAGGCGCTCGTGGTGGTCTAGCCTGACCGATGAACAGCGAGAAGGGATTCAGCAGGCAGCTCTGTGTTTGGAACAGAACGGCCTGCCGATGATCAGCCTGGTTCGAGCTATTCAAAAGCGGTATGGCGTGAAAGCAAAAGAAACGGCTATTCGAGTTGTCGTCAGGGAGCTGCTCCGCAATGGCCAAAAATGACCTGATTGACAGCGCGTATTCCGACTACTCGGACGAGCAAAAAGGTCGAAGAGACCTTGAGCGGCTGAAAAAGCACAATGCCAGGCTGCAAATGATCTGCGACCAGCAGTCAGAGCAGCTCGAGTCAATGAAAAAGGCTAAGTTCAGCTTCAGCAAGCAGCGACCGCAAAAGCCTGGGAAGACATTCCTGCGGTTCATTGTCCCTGACACCCACGGCTCCCTGGTTGACCAGGCTGCTATCACTGCAATGTTTGCCGACCTGGAGCGGATGGGGTCCAGTGTTCGCGAAGTCATCCTAATGGGCGACCACCTCGAGTGCGGCGGGTTCCTGGCCCAGCATCACGTCTTAGGCTACGTCGCGCAGAGCGAATACACTTTCGCCGACGACGTCATGGCGGCTAATGCATTCTTGGATGAGGTCCAACGATTGGCACCAAAAGCCCGAGTCTATTACCTCGAGGGGAACCACGAGAATCGGATTGAGCGGTGGATCGTTGACCAGGTTCTCGGGCATGCCAAAGACGCTGCGTTTCTCCACAAAATGTTCAGCACCAAGAATGTCCTTGGGCTAGACAAGCGAGGCATCCAGTTCTTTTCGTCAGGCGAAAAGTACGGTTTGCGAGTTCCAGGAGCGATCAAGCTGGGCCCCTGCCACTTTCTCCACGGCTCAAACCATGGCAAAGACGTCGCCCGCAAGATGGCCGGAATGTTTGGTGGAAACGTCGTTTTCGCGCACGTCCACACGCAGCAAAGCGTCACCGTCCGAACGGTATCGAGCGGTGAAATCGGAGCCTGGTGCCCTGGCTGTGTTTGCCAGCTTCAGCCTCTCTATCGGCACAGCACGATCACCGACTGGAGTCAGGGTTACGGTCTCCAGATTGTGCGGTCCAGCACTCTCGACTTCTTGCACTGCAACGTGCCGTTGATCGACGGCCAAAGCCTGCTCCAGGGATTCGCTGGGATGTTCTAGCGTAACCCCAAAGCACGTCGAGCCAATAATCAGCATCATCGTCGTCGAAGTCAAACATGACCGGAACCCTCCAGCCCCCAAGAGCGATTTTAAGTCGCCGAGGCCTCGGAGCATTGTGGATTTTTGCTGTCAACTGTTAATATCCACTTGCCTTTACCGTTCGGGATTATTTGCCGCAGAAACGGCCTGGTTATCCCGCTCGGGAAAACGGCGATTTGCGAGATTTGACACGCTGGGCGATTGTCTGATAATTGCGGCGCACAGCGGGAGGAATCTGCTCATCCTTACCCTTTGATAGCCTTTTGCGTATGACCAACACAACCGAACCGACGCCGCCAATACATGCGCTTGTTCAGGTGCTGAACACAGCTTATGGACCGTATGCTTTTGGCGTTTGCAGTCTTTTGCTGATTTGGTTCACCATCGTCCAGCCGGAGCTCAGGGCAAACAAACTGGACTTCGACACCTTCAACAAAAGCCTGGTAACGATGCAGCAGATAGGCTCGCAGCAAGAGGCTATTTCGCAAGCTTTGAGCGTGAACGCACGTCAGCTCGAGAGAATGATTGACCGCCTGGAGGAGGATAAGAAGTGACCTCTCATGGGTATCGGCCATACGACCACATCCAACGCAGCCTGACACTCAGCTCGTGGGTCAACATCGTCCAGGTGACACTGCTGAGCATGTTGCTGGTGTTCATTGCATGTCGTCAGCCAAGCATTCGGCAGCTTAATGAGGTTGCCGAGCTGACCAGCCTCACTCAGGGCCGGGTTCTGGTGGTCGAAGAACGAATCAACAACGCTTTGTCGCTGGTCGGGGAGATTGAGCGGCAAATCAGAGACTTGACCGCCCAGGTGGTCGCACTGCAACACAAGCAACCGGGAGTAAACTGATGAGTTCGTATGCAAAATACTGGCAATCACAGCCGCTGTTGACTGACAAGAGTTTCACCGACCTTCAGTGCGACGAGCGGGGGAATCTTCGGGTTGTCGGCACAATCAAGCCCTACGCCGCGACCGGGTCAACATTCAACGCCAGTTTAGCGCTGTCCACGACCACTCCTGCTGCCATTCAAGCGGCTGCTGGCGCGGGCCTGAAGCGGCACCTGACGGCACTGCAAGCCATCAACACCGGAGCGGCCGTCACGGAGCTAATCATCCTCGATGGTGCAACCGAGCGATGGCGGCTGACTCTGCCGGTCAATGTTCCGGTGGCGTTTGAGTTCCCCACCGAAATCCTCACGACGGCCAACACGGCCCTCAATGCCAACCTGTCGGTCGCCGGCACTGTCCGCGTCAATTTCCAGGGCTACACCGGGGCGTAAAGGAATCCATGAATCGCCGTTCCATCTTGCTTGTTGCTGTCGTTTGGCTGGCATCGTTCCTGCTTGCTGCCGAGGGGTTTTCGCAAACCTACTACTGGGCCGTAAACAGAAACGCAGCGGCTTTTCGTTGGCCAGGTCGAACGGAGGCACAGACCTCCGCATTGGTCAACGAGGCGCTCGCCGAGTTCAACAAACACTCCAAGCTGCAAATCAAGCCTTGGAGCGGCAAAGGCCCCTACCACATCGTTTTTGCATTTAATCCCAAGGTCGCTCAAAACGCTTTGGGAACTGCGGAGACAAAGAACGGGCGGGCGCTGATAACGATAAACAGCGTCCGGCCTGTGAGCGACAAAGCTGCTCGCAGCGTCATCCTGCATGAGCTTTTCCACGAACCGCTGCGATACAAAGCCAGTCCGCCTGCCGATAAGTGGGGCCATCATCCCAACCAGGGCTGTGTTTTCAACATCAACGCCAGCAGCGACAGGCTCTGCCCAGACGAAATTGCTTGGCTCAGGAAGAAGTACGGGGCTCGATAAACCATGCCAGACCTGACAGTAAGCACAGTTGTTGACACGTTCATGCAGGCCACGACCAAAGCGGCCATGCAGGACGCTGTCAATTTGGGTACAGGTTCAGGTGCGTCGGCATTTGGCTTTGGCAGCACTGCCAGCAATACTTTTTCTTCAGCATTTGGCTTTAACTGCACTGCCAGCGGCTTATACTCCTCAGCATTTGGTTACGCCAACACTGCCAGCGGAAACAACTCTTCAGCATTTGGCTACAACAACGTAGCTAGCGGAAATTACTCCTCAGCAGTTGGTTACGGCAGCGCAGCTAGTGGAGAACACTCCTCAGCTATTGGCTTATCCTGCTTGGCTTCCACCCTGAATTCAGTTGTCGTCGGCCGTTCCTGCTTTACCCACACTACGGGTCTTGCCTCGGTCAACGTCGGTTTGCTCAACAACCAAACTGGCGGGACGTTAAACGCAACTACCGGAGCAATCACTGGCACGCCAGCGGCCCTGACCACGCAGGGTAAGCTGACAGTGGCAGTTGGGATTCGGAACAACACGACCGGAGACCGTGCAGTAGCGATTGGTTACCAAAACACTGCTAGTGGAACTTTCGCCACATCATTTGGTTACCTCAACACTGCCAGCGGCATATACTCCTCCGCATTTGGATACGGCAACAATGCCACCTCAAGCAGCTCCACGGCTGTTGGGTTTAACAACAACGCCAGTCTCACGAAAGCCTCAGCGTTTGGAGGCGAAAACTCTGCCAGCGGAGAATACTCCTTGGCAGTTGGTTATGGCAACTCAGCCAGCGGCACCTACTCCTCAGTATTAGGTTACAGCAACGTAGCCAGTGGAGTTGCATCTTCGGCATTTGGTTACAACAACACAGCCAGTGGTATTAATTCTTGTGCATTTGGTTACCAAACAACAACAACCGTAGCCAACACGGTTGAACTTGGTTACTGGTCAAGCGGTACCGCCCGAGGTTCTGCAATCCGTCTCGGTGGTGGCATGGCGGCACTGCCCGTCGTCAATTCCGCGACCGAACCGTCTGACGGTGGAGCGACCGCTGGCAGCGAGGCGGCTGGTGCATTGCCTCGTGGCATGTGGTCTATCCGTCGCAATGGCCTGAGCTTCATCCTCGACTACAACGATGCGGGAACAGTCAAAAATCTAACACTGGGCACCGTGACATGATTCGACTGTTTTACAACTCCTCGATGCCCCGCTCTGGCTCGGAACTGCTGCAAGTCATCCTGCACCAGAACCCAGAGATTTACGCCTCGGCAACCAGCCCGCTACTGGAATACCAGTTTGCGGCGCGGGGTAATCTTGGCTTGCCGGAAGTCCAGTCGCAAGACCATGAACTGATGGAGATTGCCTTTCTCTCGATGTGCAGGGGAATGGCCGAGTCGTATTACCGGAACCTGACCAATCGGCCTTACATCATCGACAAGAATCGCGGGTGGTCGCATTACTGGGAATGGGTAGACCAGTGGAACCCAACCCCCAAGATGATTTGCATGGTCCGCGACCTGCGAGCGGTCGTGGCCTCCTTCGAGCGAATCTACCGCAAGTCACGGCATCTGCCGGTCGGTCCTGACAATCCCGCACAAATTCAAAACATGACCGTTGCCGAACGGGCGCAGTATTGGCTCGGAACTCAGCCGATTGGGCTGGCTCTCAAGCGAACGGCAGATTTGTTCCAGCGAGGACTCGCCAGCAAAATCCTGTTTGTTCGCTACGAGGACTTGTGCAATCGTCCCGAGGAGACGATGGGCAACGTCTATCGCTACCTGGGACTGAAGGAATTCGCCCACGACTTCGGGAACCTCAAAAAAGAAGTTGTCGAGGATGATTCGGTTTTCGGCCCCTACGGTTCGCACCATGTCGCACCATTTTTGACCAAGGCAAAATCAAACTGGAACGAAGTTCTGGAACCGGCAATCTGTCAACAGATTGTCGCTGCTGCTCCTTGGTTTTTCAAAGCATTCGAGTACGAGGTATAGCAATGAGCATTTTTGAAGTCAGCAACCAGATTACGCCAGAGGCTCGGGCCGCTCGCCAACTGCAAAAGGTCAACCAGCAATACGACCGGATGGTCGCAGAAGCAAAAGCGGACTTCGACCAGTTTTGGCGAACGGTTGATGGTGTTACTCCGGTCCAGACAATCCAAGCGATGGGCACTAAGGCACAAGCCTTTTTCATGCTCGCTTACCTGCGGGTGCAAATGCTGATTCAAGCCGCACAACTGATGGGCAAGCCGGAACTGATTACCGAATCGGACCTGCTGCCCCCGTACACGTTGACCTTCAAGGCAGACGGCAGCTTGGATTCTGCCGTGCCGAATTAGGTTTAATTTCAACCAACAAGAAATCAAACAGGTAAAAAGATGGCAATCCAATTCAACGTCGCAACCCGTAACGCTCGGCTCGACACCATCGAATCGACCAACGGCACAAGCTGCTCGCTGGAGATTCGTTCGGGTTCGGCCCCGGCAAACTGCGCAGCGGCCAGCAGCGGAACGATTCTAGCGACAATTAACCTGCCGTCTGACTGGATGGCGGCGGCATCGAGCGGCAGTAAGGCGATCAACGGCACTTGGCAAGACCTGAGTGCCGACAACACCGGGACCGCTGCCCATTTTCGAGTCTATAACTCCCAAGCCACCAAGGACGGAACTACCTGCTTTTTGCAGGGCACGGTGACGGCCACGGGTGGCGGAGGTGATATGGAAGTCAGCTCGACTTCGTTCACTGCTGGGCAAAGTTTTACCGTGAACACCTTCACCCTTACCGATGGAAATGCCTAGTCATGGCCGATAACGTCACGCTTCCCGGTGCTTCAGAAGTCATCGCTACGGATGAAATCGGCGGCGCACAGTTTCAGCGAATCAAGCTGATTCATGGTGCCAACGGCATCAACGATGGCGACGTATCGACCGTCAACGGTTTGCCCGTGCAAGGTGTGGGCGAATTGATGGAGGCGATTGAGGCATTGCGTCAAGCAGTGCAATCGCTGACGCGAAGCATCGGGTTGGCGACGGTCGATGTAACTGGCCGAACAAGGATGCTGGCCGAAAACCCGACTGCCGCCAACTTGCAGGCGACTGTCTCGCTGAACGCGGGTCAAACACTTGGAACTGTGACGACCCTAACTAGCTTGACCAACCAAACGCAGATGGGCGGGTTTGCGAGCAACGACCAAATTCCGGCTTTGATGCACTTGCAAGCCGACAATCTTCGACGAAACATTTCCGTGACCTAAGAGGACGCAATGGCAACTACAAACGGCAACCGCAAGATTCTGGACCTGAAACGCTGGGAAATGGTGGCACCTGCACCGCTGTCGCCGGCAGCAGGTCAATTCATCGTGTCGTCGCGGCATTACCGGCAGCAACAGTTGCTAATTTCCGGCAACACTGGCGCGCTGCTTTACAATCCCAACGAAGATGGTTGGGTGAATTTGCCCTCTCCTGCCCTTTCGGGAACATTCGGTGGTGGTGCGTGTGGAGTTGCCGTTTCGTTCTCCACTGGAACGACTGTTGGCGCATCGTTTCTCACGGCGACTGCCGGGACCACGACCTCAATCACGACCAATCAAACGCTCGCCCGCGACTTGCGAGGCTACTCGGTGTATTTTGTCGGCGGCACCAATGCGGGCAAACTCAAGACGATTGCCTCGAATACCATCGGGTTAAACTCTGTCATTACGTTTACTGACGCAGAAGCGGTGGCATTTGATGCAACCTCGCAGTTTCGTCTCAAGACACCGGTGTTCTTTGTAACTGGGGCGGCATCAATCTCGGCTGGTTCTTTCCGCAAATACTGTTACGCCACGAACACTTGGACCACGTTGTCCCAAACCGGTATGCCAGCATCACTGGCGACAGATGGAAAACTGTTGTCAACTCCTGCTTGGATTGACGCTGGGTTCAAGTCCTTCGCCACTGGAACGGCAACGGCAGGTGCCAGTACGACGCTGACCAATTCGGCCAAAGCCTGGGCGACCAACCAGTGGGCAAATTGTCAAATTCGCATCACGGCAGGCACCGGCGCGGGGCAAATTCGTACCGTTGCCTCGAATACTGGCACCGTGATTACAGTCGGCAGTGCATGGACCGTGACACCGGACGCGACCAGTCAATACAGCTTAGAGGGAAATGACGACTTCATTTACCTCATGGGCAATGGTGCGGTCACGCTCTACCGATATTCAATCAGCGGCAACTCTTGGACAACTCTGTCTCCCGGCTTGGCTCGGGCTGGTGCCCCTGGCGCAGGAATGTCGGGACACTGGGTTCACAGCGTCAGTGCTTCCGATTGGAAGAATGAGAACGCGATTCTAAACGGTCGCTACATTTTTTCTTTCCGTGGTGGTGGTTCGGCAGCACTCGACCGCTACGACATTGCCGCCAACACTTGGGCATCACTTACTTACTCACCGGCAGTGGAGACGTTTTCGACCGGGACAAAATATGTGTACAGCAAAGACGCAATTTACGTCGCAAAAGAAGCGACTGGTCGTTGGTTCCGGTTTGACTTAGCTCAGTCCTCGATGGACGGTTGGAGCACAATGCTTTACCCGCAAGGAGCGGCTATTGTTGGTGACACAGCTTTCGACGTTACCTACAAGGACGGGGCGACCGAAATCGACTACATCCACATGGTTCTTAATACGTCCACCATCCACCTTCGCCAAATGGTGATTTAATGACAGTGACTCAAATTATCGCCATTCTGGAACGGCGAATTGCCAATCTGAGCCAATTGAAAACGAGTGCGGAGCAGTTGGGCGACCTGGAACGTGCCGAGCAAATGGCGACCGAAATCGAGACGACTGAGACGACGCTGAGTCAGTTGCGACACCTGTAGAAAGTTGACCGATGAGCCTTCTGCTGCTTTTTAATCAATCAAGCACTGGAGGCGCACAGCTTTCGCAGACGCTTGGCGGATTGACCGCAGCGGCAACTGGCATCGTTCGACCGTCGAATGTTTACATTCGCCCTGACGGCACCAGTTTTTACTTTCGTCCCGATGGAACATCGTATTATGTTCGTCCTTCTTTGGGCGAAACAGGCGCTGTTTCCAAAACCCTCGGAATTGCAACGCTATCCGCCACGGGATCGCTTGCGTCTGGGTTAAGCGGCTCGGTCATTAAGACGCTCGGAGCGGCGACCCTTGCATCGTCTGGATCGCTCGCCTCGGGTCCAAGTGGCCAAGTTGTCAAGACGCTAACAAATGACACTGTAATCTCAAGCGGAATTCTGGCACCTGGCATATCAGGTAACGGGTTAGGATCGCTTTCTGCCGCAACTCTCAGCAGCTCCGCTGCGCTCTCGCCGGGTCTAAGCGGTCAGCTTAATCGAGCGCTGGCAACTGCAACGATTATTAGCGGCGGCATTTTGACAGCAGGCGCGGGCGGAACCGTCAACAGAACGCTTGGGGGTGCTGGTCTTGCGGGTTCCGGCTCGCTTGCCCAAGGACTGACAGGAACAGTTTCAGAGACGCTCGACTTGACTAGTTTGTCCGCAAGCGGAACACTGACCGGCGGATCGCGTCGTCGCCGACTTATTTGTGCAGGAGCGTAAAAATGCAAGTTTTGAAAATTGCGACGGTGGCTACCGTGATTGTTGGTCCGGTTTTGGATTCGGGCGGGCTGGCTGTCACGAGTGCGGTCATTGGTGACTTTCGGATTACCGCAGGCGGCACGACATCGACGCTCGCATCGCCTGCTACCGCCACGCATTCGCACAACGGACACTATACAATTGCCTTATCCACGGGAAACACCGGTTCGATTGGGCTACTAACAATCAGTAGCGGCAATTCAAATCACGCGATGCCCCCCTCAAGGTTTCAGGTCGTAAACGCAGCTACCTACGATGCCTTTTTCTCTCAGTTCGTGAATTTTGCCAGTGTCATTTCAGCTGAAATAGCAGGCAGCATTGAGACTGATGATAATAATTGGGATGTCGCTGTCGCGGTAATCGCCGGCAGGTCGGCCGACAGCGTATGGTCTGAAGCGACAGCTGGTCAAAATTCTAATGGTACGTTCGGATGGCTGGCCCAGTCCGTGAAAGCAAAAACAGACCAACTAACATTCACCTCCCCGGGCCTGGTCGATGCCAATAGCCTGCTAGGCGCTGGCGGCTCCGGAGCAATCGCCAAAACGATCACGATCACTAACGGCGCGTCCCCGCTTGATGGCGTTGAGGTGTGGGTCACGACCGATTCTGCCGGAACAAATGTCGTGGCGGGGACTCTGTCCACCAATTCGTTTGGCCAGGTTACGTTCATGCTCGACGCAGGAAACTACTACGTCTGGACGCAGCTTGCCGGATACAACTTCACCAACCCAACCTCGATCACGGTGCCATAATGACGACAATCGTCGGTTCCCAGGTCACGCCCGTTACCGGATTCAACATCAGCGGGGCTGATTTGATGTCTCGTTTTGACCCTGACTCGATTGCCCGTTTGGCGGTCGATGAGCGGGCTGCTCCAATCAGCCGGGCGGATGCCGCAATTCATCCGAATGTGACCACCGCAATTTCTGATGCGAAAGGTCGGTTTCTGGCTGCCGTGCAATTTGGTGGTCGATACCGACACGAAGACTTGAACAACCTGACGGCCGAGAGCCTGGAATACGCCAAGCGGATTGTCTGTACGCTGGCGATGGCGATGCTGATGGGCCGCAGGCTCGGCAGTCACGCTGAGGAGCGGCAACGTCTGCTCCAGGAGTGCCAGGTGGCGCTTGACTTTCTGTCGGCTGGAAAGGACGTGTTTACCTTGACCGCCCAGTTGGATGCAGGCTTGCTTGAAATGCAAGAGACGACCGAATCGACGATTGTGAACCGGAATTTGCGAGTCGATCAGCTCAAAGGCCACCTTTTTGCTTCGTAGTCGATTTGCTTTAGCTGCGATAGCCTTTAGAATATCGACCGTTTTGAGGCGTCTGCGGACGTGAAGGCGAACGAGGTTCTACCAAGAAAGGTTGGTGATCAGTGTTCTGGAAATTGATCTTGATTGCGGCTCAGGTGGTTCTGGCGAATCCGCAATTGCTGAATGACTTGCTGGCCAACATCAAGGAGTTCATTGACCTGGTGAAGGAAATCTGGGGAGACGACGGAAACAACGTCGTGACCCAGTCCGACTTGGAAGCAAGCGGAATCTTTGCCGGTCGAGCTGGCGGCTTGGTCGAGTTGATCAAGTGGTTGCTGGCAAACCCCGAGACCTTGCGGGTTGTTATTGAATTCCTGCGGGCAATCGGCGTTCTGAAGTCTTAGTCTCACTGCGCGGCCAGGTCTCGGCCTGGCCGTGTCTTCTTTCGAGGGTGGTATGTCTGACCGTTGGTTCTCGATTCCTGACGACATTCGCAGCGATTACGTAGTTCAAACGGCAAATGCGCCGGTGGTCTGGTCGATTGACAAAAAGTTGTTCCAGCCAATCTGGGACCAGGGGATCACTGGCGAAGGCGTGAAGGTTTGCGTCTGCGACACCGGGATTGCCAGCCATCCAAACATCCCGAAAGCGGCTCTGGCTCGGAATTTCACTAGCTCCGGCTCTGGCACGACAGACGTCACCGACCGAAACGGCCATGGCACACATTGCGCCGGGACGATTCTCGGAACGGACGGTATTGGTGTTGCTCCTGGCGCTACCTTGATGGTCGCCAAGGTCTTGGGAGACAACGGATCGGGTTCGACAACCTGGATTAACTCCGGCTTGCTTTGGGCGGCAGAGAACGGCGCTGACATTGCCAGCCGTTCGCTTGGAGGTGGCCAGGGTGACCAAGACGACTTGGCAGTAATCAACGAAGCCTATTCTAAAGGGCTGGCGATTGACGTCTGTGCTGCCGGCAATTCCGGGTTTTCTGGCCGAGGTAACACGATTGGCTATCCGGCCCGCTATGACCTCGGTTTCTGCGTCGGAGCTACCAGGTCTGACGGGCAGATCGCAAACTTCAGCTCTGGCGGGCAGCAAATGGACGTTGCCTGCCCAGGGGAACAAATCATATCAGCGAGCCACCGGGGGGGGTTCGTTGCGATGAGTGGAACCAGCATGGCCACGCCATGGATGGCAGGCCTCCTGGCCCTTGTTATTCACAAACGCCGAATAAACGGGCTCCCAGATTTGAAGGGACACGTTCAGTGGCTTGAATTTTTCAAGAACGAGGGATTTCTTCAGGATCGCGGAGCACCGGGCTTCGACCCTCGATTCGGCAACGGATACCCCGTTATTGACCGTATTTTGTCGTATTTGGTTGACCCTGAATGGGTGTAAGGAATATCATGAAAGACCTATGCTTGTCTGTTTTGTTGATTTTGGTGCTGGGATTGTCGATTCCCAGTGAAAGCTCGGCCCAGTGCGGCCGAGTGCGGTCAGTGGTGAAGAACACCTCGGCCAAAGTGATTCGGGCAGCGTCGTCCGCTGCCGTGTCGGCAAAGGGGGTGGTTCTTGAGTCTAAAAATCTGGCTCTATCTGCTGGGCGCAATTGTGCTCGCCGTGTTTTGGAAGTACGCACTCGCTGCCCTGTTTCTGGCGTCTCAGCTTTGGGTTCTGTGGCACGTAGCCAAGCTGTTTTTGGTCAGCTCGGTAAACGCTGCGGGGTGGGCCGTGCCGGAGGTTTGGGAGGGCAACCTGAACAGGGCTTGGGATCACAACACGGAACGGTTTCTCAAGTACAACTTCCGTGGTTTGCCAACGATCAAAAACAAACCAAAGGACCAGCCGTAACGTCGGCCCCGAGATTTCGCAGCGTGCTCGAGCGCCCCGCCAACTGTGCCAACGGCACCTGTGTGAAGTAGGGGGTGGCCATTGAAACCGCAAACCATTTTTGTTGTCCTGCTGCTCCTTGCCAGTTCCTGCCTGGGTCAAGAGCAGCTTGACGTTGCTGTTTCCGTGGTTACCTATCAGCAGGCATCCTCTGCCGAGGTGATCAAGCAGGACCAGGGTGTAATTATCGTTGCCGAGGGGATTTACCCAGGAACGAAGTACGCCGCCAAAGTCCGGGTTACCAACCAGGACAGCGATTACATCGAGGTTTTTCCTGAGCGGACGCCTTTTCCCCCGATGGTGATTGAGCAGTTTCGGCCAGGCGAATACCTGATTCCTGGTAATCCAGGAGACAAGTTCAATGTATCGGTTCGTGCCTCCAAGTCTCGGCCGGTCTGGCTGCTTGTAACGATACCTCTCGTTGACGGTGGGGGAAGTAATCCTGTCCCAACACCACCAGACACCTCGCCCAGTCTATCAAAGCTTGAGGACGTGTCATTTCAGCAAGCGATGGCGACTCGAGACGCAGCCACCGCAAAGGCCCTGGCCGATGGGCTGAGGGCTATCGACTTCAAGAAAGCCAAAGACCTTCCTGATGCTGTGATTTCGGTGCAGACCGTTCGGGCAAAGGTTTTCTTTAACCGAAAAGACCTGACGACTGATTGGTCCAAATACCTGAAGGCTGTCGATGCCGAGTTTGATTCGCTCAAGATCAATTCGGTCGCTGAATACCAAAGAGCTGTCGCAGCAAATGTCGCTGGCCTTGACCGGGCAAGCGCTTTGGTTGCTTCGGGAATGGTGAAAGCAAAAGAGTAATGGAAGCGGAAAATCGTGAGCCACCAAACCCGCTCGACCAGGCCTGGCAAGACCTTCTCATGGAGGTTGAGCACCAGCTGCGAGCGACCAGGCATCGGTTTTTCGGGGCAGTTACACTGGAGCTTCAGTATCAATCCGGCAATTTGACACTGTTCAAGGTGTCATCCGACCGGACCAGGAAAGTGTCAGTTGACATTCGCTGATTGATTAGTACGATTTTCGGCAACGAGCCAATCGACGCGGAAAAATGCAACCGAACAACGGTGCTTCCGCAGGGTCCGCAGGCTCTTTGAAACATTTTTCGGTGACTGAACAACAGAACCGTGCGAGCTCAGGCTTGTGCGGTTCTTTTTTTTTGCCAAGGCCAAAAAGCCAACGAAATGCAAATTACTCCACGACCTGGCGAAAACGAATATGCATTCACGGTGAGGGCTCATCGAGAGCTGATGCCGCAGGTGCAGGATTTTCACCGACGAAATCAAATGGTCTGGAATTCATGGGACCAAAGCAGCGGGCCCAGCCGAGCTCGCCAGATTGCAAGCCAAAAGTTTCCGACCGACCGTTACGAATTTAGCCCGGCGCATTGCCATTTTGCCGAGCACGACAAAGTCGAACCGAGCGGCAATGTCAAACGCGTAGGCGTGAACGACCTGATTCAGATTCTCCAGGAAAACAACTCACAAATCCTGGACCGAGAGAACTTCCAGGCAATCACCCTCGGGCACACTTCCGATCATTACGCCGCGAAAGACCCTGACGTTATTGGCTTCGCCGGTCCATATCGCCTCGGCATGATCGGTCACGAGAAACCAGTCTTTGCGATCTTTGGCGATGAATACCACCGCAGGGACCGGATTAATGACATTCAGTCAGCTCCCCGCCGAAGCATCGAACTGAATACTCTCCGAAGCACCGGACAGAGGTGGTTTGACCCGATTGCTGCGCTCGGCGCGAAAGCTCCTCGGCTGGCCATGCCGGCAAAGTACGACTCCTCGACTGAAGCCGAGGTTGAGCGGTACTCAGTCGTCGCTCCGGCCTACTCCCCGGGCGGCAGTAATACGCACGTTCCAGGCAATAACCAGGTGGAAAAGGCTGTCTATGGTGACAGCGTGCCACCGCAAACACAACAAGAGGACACAATGGGCCCGAACAACATCAGCGACCAGGACATTGCCGCAATTGTTGCCGCAATTGAGCAGATGCCTGAAATACAATTCATCCGCTCCATGCCTCAGTTCCTGACTCAAGGCGCGGGCATGGGCGGCAATCAAGACCCGATGGCCGGTCCGGGCGGCGCTCTCGGCGCAGCCCCTCCGGCTGGTGGTGGCGATTCCGTATTGGCTGCTCCGCCTGCCGCAGGTCCGGGTGCAGCCGGCGGTCTTGGTGCTCCTGGTGCTGGAGATCCGGGCCTTGGTGGTCAGGACGAAGAAAATTACGAAGCGTTGCCCGAACCGGGAGACGAGGAAGACGACGAGGAAAACATGAATCAGCCTTACTCTGCTCAGCGGCACGTCAACGTTGACCGCTACCAAGCTCGCATCGGTCAGCTGGAGACCACGGTCGCCCAGCAAATGAAGACCATCAACAAGATGACTGCCGTCATGCAGGCCGAGCATCGCAACGCTGCTGACGTTCGTCGTCGTGCTCAGCTTGAGACGTTGTCAAATCGGTACAGCATCATCGACTGCGACGAAGAGCTCGAAAAGTGCCTTTATTCGGCCGGCTCGGCCATGACTGACAAGGACTTCGACAAGCACCTGGCCTCGCTTGAAAAGTTCGGTGCTCGAGCTGAAGCGCTTGGCGGTGCTCGAATCCCTCAAGGCGAGCTCCCGATGACCGAAAAAGACACGGAGCGATTTGCCGCCGAGTGCCAGGCTGCTCAGGATATTTTCAACGAAAAGGTGAACCAGGGCGATTGGATCGACTGGGACACTGCTCTCGGCATGGCTCGCCAACGCAAAAGCTAGGCGATAGCAACGAGTCGTCAACCAAAACCTGAAACTCACACTGTTTTTGAAAGTTTTAAATCATGAGCCACTCTGCTCCTTCTTATGTAGCAAGCGAAGACATTCCCGTTTCTGTTTTCGTCAATATCTTGCTGAACAACGACCACGAAATCGAAGTTTGCGATGCGGGCGACCTTGCAATTGGAGTCAGCGACTACGCACCTCAAGATCCAGTATTGCCAGGCGGTTCTCTCGGGCCAGCCGCTACGACCGGAAACGCCTGTCGGGTTTTTGGACTGGGCGACACTTGCGAGGTTCTGGCCGGCGGTGCCGTTCAGGCCGGACAGTATCTCAAGCCTGATGCTGCTGGCAAGGCAGTTGCCTGTTCGTCCAATGACAAATACTCCGCCATCGCCCGTGCGGGCGCTGGCGCTGCAAACCAGCTGGTGAAAGTGATTCTCGAACAGGGCGTTGCTCCGTAGTGAATCTGTTGGCTGTATAGGCAACTGAATATTCCGTTTAGTTTCAAGGATCTGAAAAACAAGACAAGCAGGTGGCGCGAGCCTTTTGGTCTCACCCCACGCCAGACGATTGCTAACCGCTCTGTTGAATCAGCGCTTCCCCGCTGGTTCTGAGTTACAGAAGGTTCGCGCTTCCTGCGGTCGCATTTTTGAGGAAATCAACAATGCCCGTTGGCGCACCTTTTTTCCCAGGCAATTCGAACACCTACATCAAGGACCATGCGGCCACTGGCTACTTGATCACCCAATACAGCCGCAACCCCAAGGACTTCCCCTTGGCCCGGTATGCTCAGTATCGGGAAGTCAAAAAGGACTCTGGATACTACCTGCGAATGACTGCCGAACAGGCTGGTCGTCTCGTTGGTGGAACCCTGGATGAATTTGTTTGGCCGGACGGTGCAGACCGACCGAATCACAACGACGGCCTGGAGACCGTGGCCTGGGCAGACTACCGCACTCAGCGGTATGACTTCCCGTTCCGCCTTGGCCAAAAGGCTGTCGAGCAAGCCGGCTGGGACGTGAAGGCTGTCGAAGCGGCCAATCACGCTCAGCAGGCGATGACAGGCCGGACTCGCCAAATGCACCTGGCCTTCGAGACCAACTCGAACTGGGACACTGGCCACCGTGTTGACGTCACCTCGATTTCTGGCGTATCCGGCCGCTGGGATTTGAGCACCACTGCTCGGATGGACATCAAGAAGAGCATCAACCACGCCCGCGACCTGATTCTGAAGGACACCCTCGGTGTCGTGAAGAACAAGGCCGACATGCGGCTCGTCATGAACCCCTACACCGCTCGCAAGATCGGTGAATGCCAGGAAATGGTCGATGCGATCAAGCATTCGACTGACGCGTTGAAGCACTGGAAGGGTGACCTGCCGGATTACTCCGAATTCGGGCTCCCGACCCTGCTGTACGGCATCCCGATTGTGGTTGAAGACACCGTAATGGTGACCAGCCGCCGAGGTGCCTCCACTCCGACCCGCAGCTACGTCTGCGCGGACAACGTGGTGTACCTGGTCAGCCGACCAGGCGGTCTGATGGCCAAGGCCAACAGCGGTCCTTCCTTCAGCTCTGCGATGGTCTTCCTCTACGAAGACATGACCGTGGAGACTCAGAACGACCCGAAGAACCGCCGAATGGACGGCCACGTCGTGAACGACCAGTTCTGCGGAATCATCGCTCCGGCAAGCTGCTTCAAATTTGAAAACGTGACTGCCTAGTCTTCCTTTCGCAACCAGGGTGGGCGGTCTTTATTGGTCGCCCACCCTGTTTTGTGTCTTATCGCACCTGGGGATGAACCATGCCGTACTCTTACTCGCTCCCTTGTCATACGCCATACCGGACGGGAGCTCATCGGATCGCGTTTGCAGCTCCATACAACACCGCGTTGGTGGACCTGGGAATCTCGACGGACGGGGTTCGATACCAGAACCACCCGTTTTACGTTGACGTGCATGGAGACCGGAACGGTGGTGGCCAGGGGCCTCCCATCGAAAAGCAGTACCTGGGCGAAATCGTCATCGTTTCGTTCACGCTCAGCACGTTCACTCCCGCCTCGATCGACGTTATCCGAAAGCGCGGCATCCTGGACTCCAACGGATTCACAACGCAAGGCCTCGTCGGGGGATTCCTGCTGACCAACCGATCAATGCGGCTCTGCATCATGCCTGAGGTAGCCTCAGACGTTCGGAACTTCTGGTGCGCTGTCCCGGTACAAGCGATTGAAGTTACCGAGGGTTCTAAATTCTCCGAATGGTCATTCACGTTTGAATGCCACCGCCCGCCTTGCGGACACGCCTGGGCAGGTGTTCTGGAGGATGCAAGCTACGGCGCGTACTCGGCTCCTGCTGGCGCGCCTGGTCCTTACACGACCAAACCCAACCCAATCACACCGTAACCTTTTTGCTTGGGGGAGTAAAAATGTTTTCGTGGTTATTCAAAAAGTCAAACCGCAAGCTGTTTCGTTTTTTTGACGGCAGCAGGTTGCGGCGAGAAGACCCGCTCGCACTTCAGCTAAAGCTGGAGACTCACGAAAAGTGTCGCTGGGACGTGCATCCTGCTCTTGCCGAGCAGGGTGACTCAGTGGCCTATGAAATCTGCCTGGACGCAATCTGCGATGTGTTTGGGGTGACGCGGTTCAACTCTTCGCTCGGCACTGGACTGACTCACATGGAGCTGATGGGGCTCCTGCGGTCGTTCGTGGATTACATCGAGCAGTTAAAAAAAAATACCGTAGGTTCTCCGAAATCGCCTACGACTACGGATGCGATGTCACCCAAATTGAGCAAACCGACTACGAGCGATATGTCGGACTCTGCCTCAACACCAATCGAGTCCGAGCCCGAGGAGCGGACGTTGTCCGATACGGATACGAAGCAGCCGTAGGAGAATTGAAGCGAGGAGTGGCTCGTCCAGTCGAGATGTTTGAGGCGATTTGCATGGACGAAGCAACCGCCAGGTATCTGCACAAGCGAATGTCCAGCATGTTGCGGGCTTCGAGGAGACAATAGCAAATGTGGCAGGTACTGGCAGGTGCTCTTCGATCGGCCGCAGCAAGCCGAACAGGGCAGTTAGCTGCTCGCCGGGTGTTAAAAGGAAACCGGCAGCAGCGGATGCGGCGAATACAAGAACGTCGC